CAGTAGTAGATGCAACGACAGTAACTTTAGGTCGTTGTGGTGGTACAGTTTCACTAGCTTCAGGAGCAACTCAATCAGGTTTTGGAAGAACAGGAACAGTCGATTGGATTACAACTCCAAAAGTAACAGGAGATTCTCCCGTAACAGGAGTGTCAGGAAAAGGATATTTTTTAAATACAACAGGAGGCGCAATTACATTTAATTTACCAGCAGGTTCTGCTGGAGATATAATTTCTATGGCGGATTACGCAGCGACATGGCAGACATATAGTGTGACTGTTAGTCCAAATGGAACAGATAAAATAGGTTCGTTAAATGAAAATGCAACTTTAAGTACAGAAGGTCAATCAGTTACATTTGTATATGTAGATGGAGTTCAAGGGTGGATTAATACTATGGATTCAACTTCTAATGTAAGAGGATCCCCTCCTTATATTATTGCTACTGTCAGTGGAGCTTGTAATACTTTAACTACAGCTCCGTGTTGTGCTAATGTTAAAATAGCAAAATTTGTAAATCCAGGAACTTTTTGTGTTTCACAAGCGGCAGCAGGTGCAACGGATAATTTAGTTTCTTATATGGTAGTTGCTGGTGGTGCTGGTGGCGGATATGGTGCATATCCATATTCTAGTACACACCTTGCAGGTGCTGGTGGTGCTGGCGGATATAGAGAATTAGTCTCTCCATCAACACCTTATACAGGTTCTCCTTTAAATGGTTATCCAACCCCAGGAAATAGAATTACAGTTTCAGCTTCACCTTATCCAATTACAGTAGGTGGTGGAGGACCTGTTGGTCCTGGTGCAAGTGCAAATGGTGGTATGGGTTCACCATCAGTTTTTGATTCAATAACATCTGCTGGTGGTGGTAGTGGTGGAGGCGGAGATGCTCCTGGAGTAGCAGGTGGATCAGGTGGAGGTGGAGGAGCAGGCCCGATGACTTCACAACCCGGTGGCGCAGGAAATACACCTAGTACAACTCCGGCTCAAGGTTTTGCTGGTGGTTCAGGTCAGCACGTTCATGGAGGAGCAAGATCAGGTGGTGGTGGTGGAGCTACTGCGGCAGGTCAAAATGGAACAGGCGGAGGATATCCCGTTTCTTGTACATCTCAATTTGGATTAGGAGGAAATGGTGCAACAACAGAAATTACAGGAAGTCCAGTAGCTTATGCTGGTGGAGGAGGTGGATCAAGTAATTGCGGTCCAGTCCCAATTGATAGTAGAAAAGGTGGAGATGGTGGTGGTGGAGCAGGTGCTTGTAACGCTACTAATGTTGCAACGGCAGGAACAGTTAATACTGGTGGTGGTGGTGGAGCAGGTTCTGCTAATGGTGCTACGTATTCACAAGGTGCAGCTGGTGGTAGTGGAATAGTAATAATAAGGTATAAATTTCAATAATTATGACAAGTAAAATTAAAGTAGATAATAT